AACGACCAGCGCCTCGATGCCATCAAGGCCGGTCAGTCCACGGCCGATTTCGACGCCAAACTCGCCCGAATGGACGAACACATCAACGGCCTGACCGAGATGAAGTCGAAGCTCGAGAAGCTGGAAACCAAACTGGCGCGCCCCGGCATGGGTGCTGCCGGTCGTGTCGATGGCGAAACGCCGGAAGCTGCCGAATATCGCCATGCCTTCTTTGACTGGATGCGTGCGCCCAGCGATCACGAGCGCCAGCAGCGTTGTGCTCAGGCGCAGAAGGCGCTGGAAGCCAAGGCCAAGGCAGAGGGACGCGAACAGCGCGCCACCCAGGCCGTGACCAGCACGGGTTCGGCGGGTGGCTTCGCGTTGCCCGAGCAGATCGAAAGCGCCATCGCGCGCCTCTCCGTCGATATTTCGCCCATTCGCCAGCTCGCTACCGTCCGTACTGTCGGCACCTCCGACTACAAGGAGCTGTTCGACATCAACGGCGCGGGCTTCGAGTGGGTGGGTGAAGCCGGTGCCCGATCGCAGACCAACACGCCCGACCTGGCTGAAGTCGCGCCGACGTTCGGCATGGCCTCTGCCAAGCCGCAGGCCTCGGAAGAGTCTCTCGACGACCTTTTCTTCAATGTCGAATCCTGGCTGGTCGATTCCGCCGCCGAGGCGATTGCCCAGGGTGAAGGCGCCGCCTTCGTCGCCGGCAACGGTACGAACAAGCCGACCGGCTTCCTGGCTGGCCCCGCGCCGCTGACCACCGCCGATGCCTCGCGTGCCTTCGGCACGCTGCAGTACATTGCTTCCGGTCAGGCCGCCGCCATGCCGACCAGTCTGGATACGTTGTACGACATCGTCTATGCCTTGCGTGCACGCTATCGCCGCAATGCCGCCTGGGTCGCCAACAAGCTGCTGCTGGCCGCGCTCCGCAAGTACAAGGACACGACCAACAACTATTTGTGGCAACCCTCGGTGGCTGCGGGTCAGCCCGATATGTTCATGGGCTACCCGGTGGCCGAGGCGGAAGATATGCCGGTTGTTGCCGCCAACGCCTTCCCGCTCGCCTTCGGCGACTTCAAGGAAGGCTACCTGATCGCGGATCGTGTTGGCATGCGCATTACCCGTGACGAGATCACCACGCCTGGCTTCGTGAAGTTCTACGTCCGCAAGCGCGTGGGCGGCAAGTTGCGCAACACCCAGGCAATCAAGCTGCTGAAGATCGCCCTGGCGTAATCCGTAGTTCATTTCAACCAGGAGCGGCCCCGAAAGGGGCCGTTTTAGTTTGAGGGAGCGGCCATGCCCATCTACCGCGTAATCCGCAAGGCTGACAAGCAGACCGTCTATGCCTATTCGTCAGATCAGGCGTGCGAGTTTCCAGAGTATCCGTTTACGGACTTCGATCACATCGCGGAAGTGAACATCAACCCGGACGGTAGCATCAACGCCGAGAACACCGGGACTCGCATTACCAAGCTGTCCTTCCGCAATCGTTTCGCGACGAGCGAAAAGGCCGCGCTTGAAATAGCCGCGCTCGACAATCCACAAGCTGATATGCAGGCACGAGGTATGGCAGCGACCCTGCGCGCATACCTTGAAGACGTGCAAGCGGCGACGTTCATTGATCTGTCACGCACGGACACTCGCGCTGGAGTGATGATGCTGGAACAGGTCGGTTTGATTAACGTAGGTCGGGCATTGCAGATACTCGACACGCCGCCGACTGTTGACGAAATGTACTCGGGGCAGTAATGGCAACGGTCTATAGCCTTGTCTGTTGGGGTGGCCTCGCCGGGAAAAGCGTTACCGGGGCCGTCGCAACCGACATCCTGACGTATTCGGGGAACTCGATACTGAGGATCGGCACGGCTGTAGTTGCACAATCAACCGTATCTGGCGTCACGGCTGGAACGACGTACTATGCACGGCCGATTTCAGCGACCACGTTTTACCTGTACGACACGCTGTCCAATGCGCAGGCAGGTGGGGCCACTGGCCGGATTGATATCACCGCAACCACGGCGTTCTACTTAAAGTCGAAGGCGATGATTGACTATCTCGCTGCTTATTCTGATCGGTGGGGAGTGTCCGGCAGCGAGCGGGTATATGACACCATCGGCGCATGGAACACGGCGAGAACGGCGGCGTATTCCCCACTTGATGAAGAGGTGTGTGAGCTTGGCGAGGCGCTGACTGAATCATTGGCTAGTGGAAGCAGTATGTCGATCACCGTTGCTTCTGGTTCGGTACGCATCGAGAGCATGGTAGATGGAGCGCGGACTTCTGCGTTCCATAATGGAAGCGTCAGCGCATCAGCGACATATTACGGCTATGTAATCGAACACCTGATTCTAAATACCTACTCGCTCGTTTTAAGCGGGCGCAATCAGGTCGCGGATGGATTTACCATCTATCGTCCTCCTTACGGCGGCTACCCGCCCACTGGCGTTCTGATTCAAGGGCTGTCGGCCGAGGCGCGCAACATGATCTCTGTCGGCACCAACGGACAAGGGTCTGGGTTCATGGTGTGGGGGGCGATGTGCAAAGCAAAAAACTGCATCGCCAAAGGGTATGGCAACGGCTTCCAGCTCAACAACAGCACAGATGGTCTGGAAGTGTCTGGCTGCACAGCAGTGGGCAACGGCGTCGGGTTCTATGGCCTTACTAGCTACCCAACCTATGCCTACGTCTACAACAACGTGGCGCTTGGTAACACAACCAACTGGCTTGCTGGAGTCAACGGCTTGCGTTCAGCTACCAACAACGCAGGTGGAACTGGCGAGGCGTGGATGACGACCGGCGGTAGTCGGATAGAAATAACTGAATCCACACCGTTTTCCGGCACGTTCGCCGACTACACAAACCTCAACTATCGCCCTGCCAGTGTCACCTCGAAGCTGGTCGATACGGGTGTCGAGTTTTATGGCGCGGTAGCAAAAGACATTGTTGATACTTTCCGTCCGGCATATTCTGGCAGTGCCTATGGAACGGCAGTGGCTGCCGGTTCTTTCGTTGCAGGACTTTCCTACACCATTGCATCTGTAGGAACAACTGACTTCACGGCCATTGGCGCAAGCACGAACACGGTGGGCGTCACGTTCAAGGCAACCGGCGCAGGAACTGGAACCGGGACGGCGACGTTAAATGCAAAGTACGACATTGGTGCGTATGAATTTGATCTTGGGTATGGCGAGTGGCCCGCGAGCACGACCGTGACGTTCGATGGCGTGAACGCTGGTTCAGAAATTCGCGTCTATGACTCTGGCGGCGCAGAGTTGGCCGGGGTCGAATCTTGCTCCGCTGATCACGCGCTCACGTGGGCGGTGGCGTCTGGAGATCAGCATATTGTCATCGTTCATCTTGATTACCGCATCAAGGACTTTTCCTACACAAATCAGGCGGGAGCGCAGACGCTGCCCGTCCAACAAGAGCCAGATGATTGGTACAGCAACCCGGCATAAGGAATAACCATGGCAAAGATTCTCGACCCCGATCTCCTTTCCTACAGTGTCGATGGCACGCCGACGACGGAAATCCTGCGCTTCAACACGACAACCAAGAAAATCCGTCTGGTCGAGGGCGGGGCATTCACGTTCAAGGATGGTGTGACCGGCCAGTGCCTGTTCAGCAAGATCAAGGAAGTCATCAAAGCATCGAGCCTGCTGATCTCCGTCCCGCTGCCCGTCAAGGAAATGATCCACGACGAGTCGATGGAGCTTCTCAAAGACTGGCAGTTCGAGGATGCGAACACACTCAAGTCGGTGCGCGATTGCGGCGTGGCCTACGTGAATACCGCGGGCGCCGTCACCAACATGTTCGCCTGCTTCGTGTCTCTCGGCGAACTGCCTGCCGCTGCTGACATCGCCACGGCGATCTATTACACGCAGTCGAGTGCGACGAATGCCAGCACAGCGACCTTCACGCACATCAACACGGCGACGACCTTCGGCGTCAATGAACTGGTTGAAATCTACCGCGACACGGACGGAAACGGAACGCCGGACTTCGACTACCGCAGCTACGTCAAGCTGTTCCTGCGCCCGGCGGGCTATACCTTTGACGAGTCGAGCAACACGGACATCGGTTACCCGGCGCTGACCTACAAGAAGTACAACTTCCCGATCACGTCTCTCGTGGATACAGGCGTGACGGTGGATGACACGACGCTGGACGGGGCTGGGTATTCGACCCTCGCAATCCAGTGGTACGCAGCGGCGCAGTCGGCCAGCCTCGGCACCTACGGGCCGTACAACTACCACGTCATCATCACCAGCAGTAACAAGACCTACGACCAAATTTATTCGTGGGTGCAGCGTCAGTTGCGCAAGACCTCCGACATCGACGCTGACGGCACGGGCAACCGCACCGGCAAGGTCACGGCTGCGCTGGTCTATATGGACGGTGACACGCTCAAGACGCGCTACCAAGCGGGCATCGGCGGCGTGCATATCGCCGGCCCCGCAGCGGCCAGCTACAACAACATCAAGGAATACGACGACACCAACACGCTGCGCAGCTACCCGTTGTCCGTGTCGGTGCTGGCGGAATTCGACAGCTACCTGCAAGGCGACGCCGATTCCTATTTCTGGATTTTCGAGACAGCCGACTACGGCACGCCGGGCGCAACACCATTGCTTGACAGCTTAGGTGCGCAGATGAAGGGAGCCGCTACGGCGAATACCAGCTTCAGTTTCGTGCATTCGGTCGATGTACCTGTGACGGGCATTGCCCTCGGCCTCGACTCAGCCAAGATTGCCGAGGCGACGGGAACGATCACGACATCGGGCACCAAGTTGGTATTCGTTGCCGGGTTGGAGCGCTGGTATAACGATCCAGCATAGGGGGCTTAAATGAAACTAGACAAATGGCAGCTTTCTGGATTGATCGCCGCAGTTATTGGCATTGCGGCTGAAACCACGGGCGGTGGCAGCACGCTGGTGATTGCATGTTTTATTGCTGCTGCTGTCGGTCACATTAGCGTTTTGTTTCGCTGAGACAGATGGCTTACACCTTCGACGGCTCGACCAAGCGGATAACCCTGATCGGGATCACGACGCTTGATCTGATCGACCTGCATTCGCGCTGGAAGGATTGGGTACTGGCGGGCAATGCGGCGAGCCTGCCCGCCTTCGGTACGGTCGGCGGCGAGATTACCGCGATCCCGCTCTACCTGTTCCTAAAGAACGGCTGGCGCATCGTGCCGATCTCGGCGGATCACGTGCTGACGGTGGTGAATGGAATCCTCGAAGTCGAAGGCGGCGGCGACCCGTTCGTTGATCCTGCGGGAGCGTACAAGATCAGAATCAACCGGCAGACGCCGGGGATTGCGATTGGCTACAGCAGCAGCGGCACGACTGGGCCGACTGCGGCAGATATAGCGGCGGCGGTGCTCGCTGCAGCGGCCGTGGCCGGCGGCATGTCCTCGCGCGTGGTGGCCATCAACAACACCACGCTGGCGGGCGCCGGTACGCCGGCTGACCCGATGAGACCGGCATGAGCAACTTCTGGGTAGGCGGCTTCTGGGCGACCGGCTTCTGGAGCCAAGGATTCTGGGGTGACGAGCTGCCGGCGGTGGTGCCGGCGTATCGTGCCTGCGGCACCGACCCGCTGGCTACTCGCACCGCTGTGCTGGTGCCAGAGCGCAGCGGTCAGGCCGGTGGAGTCCGACATAGCCCGGCCGCGCTGGCGCGCATGATGGAAGAAGAAGCACCGCGTGGGGTGAGCGGCAATTGCGTCGCCCGCCCGCATGAGCATCACGAACGCAGTCACGCAACCCCTGCCGTAGTGCGGAGAGTTTCCGCCCGGCAATCAACCAGGCGCTAATCCATGCCCCTCATCCTGATATCCGGACCAGCCGGAGAGCCGGTCGCGTCCGCCGAAGTCAAAACGTCTGCACGCATCGACGGCACGGAATTCGACAGCGAGATCGCGCTGCTGATCGCGGCGGTGCGGCAGGACGCCGAGCATCGCCTCGGCCGCCGGCTGATTACGCAGACCGTCGAGCTGGTGCTTGATGCCTTCCCGTCCGCCGAGATCGACCTGCGCATGCCCGGCGTGCAAAGCATCACCAGCGTCAAATACCTGGACGCGGACGGCGTCGAGCAGACGCTGGCCACCAACGCCTACAGCCTGGTGGATCAGGGCGCGGAGGTATCGGATACCTGGCTGCTGCCAGCCAATGGCACGATCTGGCCCGGCACTATCGATGCGGCCAATGCCGTGCGTGTGCGCTTCGTCGCCGGCTATGGTGCCACGGCTTCCGATGTGCCAGCCACGATCAGACAATGGATCATCGCCACTTGCGCCGCCACGCTCAACCGTTGCGACGTGCCGGAATTTATCGACCGGCTGCTTGATGGCCACAAGGTGTACGGCTGATGTCTGCCTGCAAATCCGCCCCGCTTCTCGACCAGCGCGTCACGCTGCAAGCCAAGAGCGTCACGCGCGCCGCCAATGGCGAGGAAGTCGTCACCTGGGGCGATGTCGCCACCGTCTGGGCCGAAGCCATCCCGCTGCGGGGGCGCGAGTTCTACGCCGCCGCGCAGATGCAGCAGGCCATCGACGTGCGCTTCCGCATCCGCGAACGTGCCGGCCTCACCGGCGACATGCGACTGCTGTGGAAGGCGCAGCCCTACGACATTATCGCCATCATTCCCGGCACGGCGCAGTTCGCCGGCTTTCTTGAGTTGATGGCCGTCAGCGGAGTGCGCAATGGCGGATAACTTTCAAGTCAGGCTCGAAGGTGTCGAGGATCTGAAGCGGGCGCTGGCCGATCTGACCGACAAGCTGAAAAAGCGCGTGCTGGTCAATGCGCTGCGCGCCGCCGCACGGGTGATTCAGCGCGAAGCGAAAGCCGCCGCGCCGGTGCTGCAGATGCCGACGAAGTACCGCAAGTCGGGTACGGTGCGCGATCGCATCCGCGTCCGCGTTTCCAAGTTCGCGCGCCAGGCCGGCGATGTCGGCGTGTTCCTCAGCGTCAAGCCGATCCGGGGCAAGGCCGAAACCACCAAGCTCGGCCGGCGCAGCGCCCGTAACCCGAACGACCCTTACTACTGGCGCTTTCTGGAGTTCGGCACGGTGAAGATGGCGGCGCGGCCCTTCCTTTCCCCGGCCGCTTCGCGCAAGGGCAACGAGGCGATCGCCACCTTCATGCGCTCGGTGGTACCGCAGATCGAGCGCCTCAACCGGAGCAAGCCATGAGCGCGAAAACCGACTTCTATGCCGTACTCGATGCCGCCGCCGGCCTGGCTGCGCTGATCGTGGATCGCATCTATCCGGACGCGATTCCCGAGGGCGTGGACATGCCCGCGCTGGTGTACTCGACGCGCGAAGAGCCCGAGCTGCTGCTCGACGGGTCGCCGGCCGCCACGCGCACGATCTTTTCGGCCAGCGCCTGGGGCGCCACGCGCACCAGTGCCGATGCGGTGGCCGCCGCCGCCCGTGACGCACTGCGGGCGGCCGGCTATCCCATCATCACCAGTGGCGAGGGGTTTGACCCGGAGATCGGGGCATTCGCCGCCACCTTTGAAACGGACGACTGGCGCTAACCCGGTCGGCTTCAGCAACCACCCCGCTCCGGCGGGGTTTTTTTATTTAGGAGATGTAAATGGGCAACCCACTGATCGGCCGCAACGTCCGTGTTGAAGTCAGCAAGACCGAAGGCGCGGCAAAAACGGTGACGGCAGTCACCAAGGCAAACCCCGGCGTCGCGTCCTCGACCGCGCATGCTCAGGCCGATGCCACCGTCGGCTACATGAATGGCGTCACCGGCATGGTGCAGCTCGATGGCCAGGCGATTCGCGTCAATAGTCCGGCCGCCGATACCTTCCAGCTCGAAGGCATCGATACCACCAATTACGCCACCTTCACCGCCGGCACCTTCGTGCCCGTGACGGTGTGGGCGACGCTGTCGCGCGCGGCAAGCTACTCGCTGGGCGGCGGCGATGCCGACAAGAAAGACAACACCACCCTGCTCGACATCATCAAGCAGGAAGTCAATGGCCTGCTGGCCGCGCAGACGGCGACCTTCAGCCTGAAGCTCGAAACGCTCGACGACGAGGCGCTCGGCCTGGTGCGCGCCGCCGCGCTGAATCAGTCCTATCTCGTCTTCCGCATCACGCTGGCCGATGGCGCGCAACGGGTCTTCCGTGGCCAGCCGTCGCTTCCGGGCGAGGATGTGCAGCAGGGCGAAATCGGCACCGGCTCGATCTCGGTCACCGTCAAGGGCTCGATCCTCTTCCTTGGCGCGTAATCCATGAGCCCGGACGTATTGCTCAAGAAGCTGCTGGCGGCGCGCGAGTTCTGGCACGACCTGGGCGGCGGCAAGCGCGTGCGCCTGCGCCGTCCCGCCGAAACCGACCTGGCCGCGCTGGTGATCAAGGATGCCGACGGCAAGCCGGCTGGCATCCGGGTCGACCTGCCGCAGGTCCAGACGGCAGCGGTCGATTGGGAAGGCTTCACCGAGGCCGACCTGATCGTCTCGGGCGCCTCCGATGTTGTGCCCTTCGCTGCCGTCTTGTGGGCCGCCCTGATCGCCGACCGGCGCGACTGGGTCGCCAGTTGCGCGAGCGCCTTGCTCGATGCCGTGCTGACGCACGAGAAAGCGGCGAACGCGACAGCGGGAAACTGATCGCCTGTCTCGATGTCGCGGCGGGCGTCGAGATTGAAGGCATTGCACCGCCGCAGTTGGACGCCGAGGATCACGCCGCCCTGCGCGCCTGGAATCTGTTGGGCAACGGCATGGGCGGCATCGACTGGGCCGGGCTGCCCTACGTGGCCGCCTGGCTGGGCATCACCAATGTGGATGGGCTGATGCAGCGCCTGTCCGTCATCAAGCATCACAAGCCACCGAAGGAATGACATGGCAATTGCCACCCTGACTGTCGATCTGGTCGCCAAGCTGGCCAAGTTCGAATCCAATCTCGGTCGCGCCACCTACATGCTGAAGAAGAGCACGGGGCACTGGAATGACATGCTCGGTTCGCTGGGCGCAGGCATTTCTGCCGGCGGCGTTGTGCTCTTCGTCAAGAGCGCGATCGACAGCTTGGCCGCGCTCGACGACCTGGCCGAGAAGACCGGCGCGACGGTCGAAAGCCTGTCCGCGCTGTCCGACATCGCCCGCATCGGCGGGCACGACATGGGTACGCTGGAAGCTGGCATGGTGCGGCTCACCAAGGCGCTGGCGGGAGGCGACGACGAAGCCAAGGCCGCCGGCCATGCGCTCGAAGCGTTGGGCCTCAAGGCTGCCGATCTGCGCAACATGGAAACCGGCACGGCCATGCTCGAGGTCGCCCATGCGCTCGACAAGTTTGGCGACAGCGGTGGCAAGTCGGCGCTGGTCATGGATCTGCTCGGCAAGAATGGTGCAGCGATGCTGCCCTTCCTCAAGGATCTGGCCGAGACGGGCGCACTGAACGCCAAGGTCACGGCAGAGCAGGCCGCCGAAGCCGAGCGGCTGCAGAAATCGTGGAACCAGCTCAAGGTTTATTCGGACGATCTGGGGCGCAGTCTTGCCAACACTGTTGTGCCGGCGCTTAACGACGTCATCAAGAACTTCAATACTGCTAAGGAAGCCGGCTTCGGTCTTTTCCAGTCGTTGACCGGGATTGGCGTGCGCGGCATCAACGAGAGTATCGGTGATGCAAAGCTGAATTCCGGCCAGCGGCTGGTCGAGTTGAATAAGGAACTGGTTCAGCTCGAAAAGAATAAGGATTACTTTTCCGGGCGTGGCGACTCGTATGCCGCTCGCGACGTGCAGGTCGATATTGCCGCAGTTGAAAAGCGCATTGCCTACTACAAGGCACTGCAGCGCCAGTTGGTTGGCGAGCAGTTTTCCGGGTCACAGTTTCTTGATGCGCGGGATCTTGCTCTGCTCCAGAAGGGCGATCTGAGTGGCTATACCACGGCCAGTGGCAGTGGCGCCAAGGGCGGAAAGACAAAGGTGCAGGAAGTCATCGACGCGCTCGGCAGCGGAACGTACATGACGCGTGACAAGGAAACTGCCGCCGCGATCAAGGAATCGTTCGACTTCGAGAACTGGGCCTGGGGCGAGATCGCCAAGGATCGGGAGACGGCAGCGACTGCGGCCGTGAAATACGACGAGGCGCTCAAGAAGTCGGTCGAGTCGTTGTATGCAGCGACCGATGCCGGGCGCTTCGACGGCATGATCGCCAGCATCGAGCAGGCCGAAGAGGCGTTCAATCGCGGCTTCATCTCGCAGGACAAGCTCGACGCCATCACGTCCGGGTTGTTTGATGTCAATGACGAATTGAAAAAGTCGAAAAGCATCAGCGAAGAGTTGGGCCTGACTTTCACCAGCGCTTTTGAAAACGCCATCGTCGGCGGCAAGAAATTCTCCGAAGTGTTGCAGGGGTTGGGCGAAGACATCCTGCGCCTCGTCACGCGCAAGAATATCACCGAGCCGCTGGCGACCGCGATCGGGAAATTCGACTGGAGCAAGCTGCTGCCGTCCGCGAATGGCAACGTGTTTTCCGGCGCCGGCATCGCGGCCTATTCCGGCCAAATCGTCAGTCGCCCGACGGTATTCCCCTTTGCTTCCGGCATCGGCCTGATGGGCGAGGCCGGCCCCGAGGCGATCCTGCCACTGACCCGGCGCAACGGAAAATTGGGCGTCTCCGGTGGTGGCGCCATGGTCGTCAACATCATCGAACAACCCGGCAGCGGCGGCAAAACCGCGCAGCGCAACGAGGGCGGCGTGAACATCCTCGACGTGTTCGTTGAGCGCATCAAGTCTGCCGTGGCGCAGGACATCAGCGACGGTCGCGGGGCGATCCCGTCGGCGCTGTCCAACAGCTACGGCCTCAACCGTGCGGCGGGAGCGTGCTGATGTCGACCTGGCCCACCTCCCTACCGATCCCGCTGGCCTCCGGCTACCAGATCAATCCCGGCGACCAGACCCTGCGCACCGAGATGGAAGTCGGCACGCCGCGCGTGCGTCGACGCACCACCGCGCGCAATGATCGCGTCGCCGTCTCGTGGCTGCTCACCGAGGCGCAGTTCGATGCCTTCCGTGACTGGTTCGACGATGCGACCACTGGCATCGCCGGCGGCTCGGCGTGGTTCACCGTGGCGCTGGCGGTTGGCACCGGCACGCGGCAGGCCAGCGTCGAGGCGCGCTTCGCCGGCCCCTTCACCGCCGCCGTCGATGCGCAATACTGGCGCGTCACCGCGACGCTGGAGGTGCGCTGATGGACGCGACCCTCTCCGAAGCGATCAAGGAAGCCTACGCCAGCGCGCCGTCCGACGAAGTGATCTACCACACGCTGGAAATCTGGCACGCGAACTTCACCACGCCGATCTATGTAGTGCGCGACTTTGCCGACCTCAACGCTACCATCGAGGCCGGGGCCGCGCGCAATGCCAGCACCGAAGTCACCTTCGTCGGCTTCGCCTTCGACATCGTGCCGCCAGAAGTCGATAGCGCGGGCGTGCCGCAGGGCGTACTGGAAATCGACAACGTATCGCGCGAGATTCTGGCGAACATCGAGGCGGCGATGGGCAGCACCAGCGCGATCAGCGTGATCTACCGCGCCTACTTGTCCAGCGACCTCGCCGCCCCGGAAAACAACCCGCCCTACGAGCTGCAGATCATGAGCATTACCGCCGATCCGTTCAAGGTGCGCGCCACCTTCGGCTGGCCGTCGCTGGCGAACGTCAAATTCCCGCGTGTCGATTACGACGCCGAAACCTTCCCGGGGCTGATTCCATGACGACGCACTGGGCCGCGCATTACATCGGCGACGCGTGGGTGAATGGCGTGCACGACTGCTGGGGATTCTTCCGGCGCGTGCAGATGGAGCAGTTCGGCCTTGACCTGCCGGAGATCGCCGTCGATGCCTGCTCGCCGCTCATCTGCCGCCGCGCTTTTGCTTCGAACGACGAGAGCGATGCGTGGCTGGCCGTCGACGTGCCCGCCGAAGGCGATGCGGTGCTGATGGGCAAGAGTAAGCGCCCCGCGCATGTCGGCGTCTGGGTCGAAATGCCGGGTTTATACGCTGTGCTGCATTGCGTGGAAGGCGGCGGCGTGATCGTGCAGGACCGCACTACGCTCAAGCTGTCGGGCTGGCAGATCATCGGTTTCTATCGCAGGGCGCGGTCATGAGCGCCAGCCTCGTCGTCGTCCGAAACCCCTTTCATCCGGCCAAGGATCGGGAGCAGTATGCCGTATCGCCAGGGCAGACTTTTGCCGACCTGGCACCCAAGGCGGGCGTGTTCATTATCGTGCGCAACGGGCAGGCGGTGCTGCGCGCCGACTGGCAGCAGGAGGCGCAGGACGGCGACCTGATCGCCATCGTCTTCCTGCCGCGCAGCGGTGGGGGCGGCTCGAATCCGCTCAAGATGGTGCTGATGATCGCGCTGGCGGTGTATGCGCCCTACATGGTCAATGCACTGGCCGGCGAGGGGTTCATCGCTGCGGCCGCCGGCACGTTCGCATCGACCACCATGGGTACGATTGCCACTGCCGTCGTCGGCATGGCCGGCAACGCCCTCATCAACGCCGCATTCGGCACGCCATCGACCACCAGCAGCTTGAAGACGGCCAGCCTGGCCGCGCCGAGTCCAACCTACAACCTGCAAGCGCAGGGCAACATGGCGCGGCTCGACGGCGCGATCCCCGAGCAGTTCGGGCGGTTGGCCTGCTACCCGGATTTCGCCGCGCAGCCCTACCTCGAGTACGCCGGCAACGAGCAATACCTCTACCAGTTGCTCTGTATCGGCCGGGGCGAATACGACATCGAGCAGATCCGCATCGAAGACACCAATATCACCAGCTTCGAGGAGATCGAAACCGAGGTCATTGGCCCCCACGCTGCCTGCACCCTGTTCCCGACCAATGTCGACACATCGCCGGCGGTCAGCGGGCAGGAGATGGAATACAACGTCTACCTTGGCCCCTTCGTGGCAAATTCCGCCGAGACGGATGCCAACGCGCTCGGCCTCGACTTCGTCTTCGCGCGCGGCCTGTATTACGCCAACGACGGCGGCGGCCTCGACCCGGTCGGAATCACCTGGACGGTCGAGGCGCGCGAGATCGACGACGATGGCGTGCCGGTCGGCGCGGGCACCTATACCGCGCTTGGCAGCGAGTCGATCAGCATTGCCACTACCACGCCACAGCGCATCAGCAAGCGCTATAGCGTCACCGCAGCGCGCTACGAAGTGCGCGTCAAACGCACCAGCACCAAATACACCGACAGCCGCTACGGCAACGACATCGCCTGGGCGGGCCTGCGCGCCTACCTGCCCGAGACGCGCGACTTTGGCGACGTGACACTGCTGGCGATCAAGGCGCGGGCGACCGACAACCTGTCGGCGCAGGCCGCGCGCAAATTCAATGTGATCTGCACGCGCCGCCTGCCGGCGTGGAATGGCAGCAGCTTCGGTACGGCCACGGCCACCAGCAGCATCGCCTGGGCGCTGGCCTATTGCTGCATAAACGCCGACCTGCCCGAGACGCGCATCGACCTCGACGGCCTGCTGGCGCTCGACGCGATCTGGGCGGCGCGCGGCGACGAGTGCAACGCCCGCTTCGATTCGTCCATCAGTTTCTGGGAGGCGATCACCAAGATCGCGCGCTGCGGCCGCGCCTACCCGTACATGCAGGGCGGCATCGTGCGCTTCGTCCGCGACCAGCCGCAGACCGTGCCGGTGGCGCTGTTCAGCATGCGCAACATCGTGCGCGGCAGCTTCGCCGTGCAATACCTCACGCCGCACGAGGCGATGGCCGATGCCATCGAAGTCAGCTATTTCGACGACACGCGCTGGCAGATGAAGCGCGTGCAGGCCAAGCTGGCCGGCAGCACAGCGGCCAAGCCGGTGAAGATGGAACTGTTCGGCATCACCGACCGTGACCAGGCGTGGCGTGAAGGCATGCACGAGGCCGGCTGCAACCGGTACCGGCGCAAGATCATCAAGTTCGCCAGCGACATGGAGGGCTTCATCCCCAGCTATGGCGACCTGATCGCCGTCGCCCACGACATGCCGCAATGGGGGCAGACCGCCGAGGCGGTGGCGTGGGATGCCGGCATGCTGACGCTGACCGTCAACGAGCCGCTCACCTGGGGCAGTGGCACACATTACATCGGCCTGCGCAAGCGCAACGGCAGCGTCGACGGCCCGATCGCCGTCACCATCGGCGCCAACGCCTACAAGCTGGTGCTGGCCAGCGCGCCCGCCGAGACGCCCTACACCGGGCAGGCCGAGGAACGCACGCACATCGTCTTCGGCCTTGGCGAGACCTGGCGCCAGCCGGCGCGCGTGATCGCCGTCCGCCCGCGCGGACTGGAGCAGGTCGAGATCGAGTGCATCAACGAAGACCCGGCCGTGCACACCGTCACCGACGGGCAAAGCGTGCCGGCGACCAACTACAGCCAGCTCGACACGCGCTGGACCGCACCGGTCATCGAAGGATTGACGGCGGCCAGCAGCCTGAATGCGCCCGAGCTGATGCTGCTCTCGTGGCGCCCGGCGCCCGGCGCCGACCATTACCTCGTCGAGCAATCGAGCGATGGCACCACCTGGACGCGCACCGGCGAACCGTCGAGCAACAACTACACCGCCACCGCGCTCTATGGCGCGGCCACGCTGGTACGCGTGGCCGCCGTCGGCATGACGCGCGGCCCGTGGGTAACGATTGGCTACGGCAGCTTCGCCGATTACATGTGGAACGCGGACGACTCGACCTTGATGTGGAGCGCTGACGATTCGACCTTGATGTGGAGATATTGATATGTCACTACCCGCAGCATCCGACTTTACTGGTGGCAGCATTACCGAGGCGCAGTTCAAGACATCATTCACTTACATGCGCACGTTCCTCGCCGCGCTGCTTGGCACCAATGAGGCCGATCGCGTTGCCGCGCTCACTGCGATGGGCGCGCTACTGTGCAGCAGTAGTGCAAAAACTGGCGCCTACACCGTCGTCGCGGGCGACAAGGGCAAGGTGATCACCTGCGATGGGACTTTCTCCCTATCACTCACCGCCGCCGCCACGCTCGGCGACGGCTTCGCCTTCGGTGTCTGGAATACCGGCAGCGGCACCATCACCATCGACCCGAGCGGCTCGGAACTGATCGATCTCGCGACGGCCAAGGTGGTCACCGCCGGCAAGTTCGCCATTGTTTATTGCGAAAGCACGAAGTTTGCCACTGTGGGGAGTATGGGCAGCGCAGACATCGTCGCAGCGTTGGGGTATACGCCCGTATCTATTGATGTTGGTGCGGGTTTAATCGGAGCAATAGAGCACCTTGCGCACGGGTCTATCAGTGTCGCAATTACTGCAGGATCAACCTATGCCGGCAGCTCATTGCGCATATTTAATCAACATTCAGATTCCACCTATTCTGGCGCAATGACACAAGTGACTGGAACCTCGTTATCAGGGACGTGGCGCGCCTTGACATCGTGCGCAGCAATCACCGGCCTGCATTCAATTGCAACTTTTCAGCGGATTTCTTAATGACCTCCCGTTCAGAATCCCGCCGCGCCACCAAGCTCGCCGCCATCGACCGCACGCGCGACGCGGCGATCAACGCCGGATGCACATTCGGCGGCGCCCTGTATCACGCCGACGCGCTGTTCCAGTCGCAACTGCAAGCCTTCATCCTCGCGTGGGCGGCGGGCATCTTGCCGCCAGCCGCGACGGTCAATATCCGCCGCAAGGATAACGTGACCGTACAGATGGGGCAGACGCAGGTCGCCGCGCTGGCCGGCACGCTGATGCAGTTCGTGCAAACCACCTACGCCCAGAGCTGGGCAGCCAAGGACGCCCTGCCATGATCGCCATCGCCATCATCAGCAACGAACACAAGCTGTCCGGGAAGTTGGCCAAGTGGGCGACCGGAAGCTCCGACTACCACATTGCCTTCGTCGACCTCGACAGCATGCGTATGTATGACATGAACCTGCTGTTTCGCCGTCGTCTCTGGCCGCATTACCAGGCGGACAGCGTCAGCCTGTTCCACTGCCCGGTGGCAGTGACGCGCGACGATCTCGAACACGAGCTTGACACGTCCGACGACTGGTATGGCGCTTTCGACTATGCGTGGTTCGCGGTCAAAAAGCTGTTCGGCTCGCTGACGGCGCCGTCGTTCAAGGGGTCGATCTGCAGCGAGAAGGTCGCGCTGATCCTGTTGCGCAAGGGCTGGCAGGCGCCTTTCGTCAGCGTGCCCAGCCCGGCGGATTTCCGCCCCATCCTTAAACCTTTATTGCCCGGAGAACAATAAACATGGCTGAACCGCATTCCACTGCCATCGGCGTCGGCCTGGCGTTTGGCACCGTCACCCTGACGGGGACGATCTTCGGCATGCACTACGATGCCTTGGGGATCGGCTTCGTGGCCGCACTGGTGGCTCTGCTGCACATGCCGCCGCGCGACGGGCAGTCGCGCACACCGTGGCGCGTCTTCTCGCTGGTGGCCGGCGCGAGCTTCCTCGCCGGCGTCTTCGCGCCCGCGACGGCACAGGCGGCGACGGCCTACCTGCCCTGGGTGGCGGCGATGGGGCCGGACCTGCTGCGCGTCACCAGCGCGGCGGTGATCGGCGCCAGCGCCAACGTGGTGATCCCGCTGGGCTTTGCCTGGCTGGCCCGCAAGGCGGGGGAGCAGGCATGAGCGCGCTGTTGATTGCCGTCACCATCCTCGCCGCGCTGTGCGTGATCAGCAGCTCGGTGTGCATTCTCAACCGGCTGCACTGGACCACGCACACGCGCGGCTACGCGCACTTCCTCGGCTACGGCCTCAGTCATGTGGTGCTGGCCGGTGGCGCGCTGCTGGCCGCCATCGATGCCGCGCATGGCGTCCTCAGCCTGGCCGGCGTGATCGTCGTGCTGGCCAGTGCCGGGCTGATCCTGTTCGATCGACGGAGGCCGAGACGATGAACCCGAGCGCACGTGCTTACGCCATCATCAAGGACTTCGAGAGTTTCGAAGCGAAGCCCTACATGTGTCCGGCGCACATCTGGACCATCGGCTGGGGCCACACGCTGGGCGTGACGAAAGACACGCCGCCGGTGACGCAGGAGGAAGCGCAGATCCTGCTCGAAGCCGATGTCGCCGAGTCGGTGCGCGTCATTCGCCAGTACGTCACCGTGCCGCTCACGCAGGGCCAGCTCGACGCGCTCACCAGCTTCGTTTTCAACCTCGGGCCGGGCAAGCCGGGTGAGAAGGACGGCTTTGTCTGGCTGAAAAACGGCAACACCTCGACGCTGTTGCGCAAGCTGAATTCCGGCGATTACGGCGGCGCGGCCGAACAGTTGCTGAACTGGACGCGCTCGCGCGGCCAGGTGCTGATGGGCCTGGTCAAACGGCGCATCATGGAAAAAGCGGTGTTCGAATCATGAT